GGAGCTAGACCATATTCAGTTACAGCATATCATGAAGTAAGAACCACAAATATCTGGGATAGCAATGCTCCACCAGAGATTACTACAACACCCATTGTCGAATATGGAAATGGTAATCCAAAAGTAACAACAACTAGTCATGATGACTATGTGCGTGGGGCACCTGCTGATGCAGAATTAACCGTTGGTCCAATTACTCCGGAACATACAATAAATGGAATAACTCAAGGAACTACTTGGGCAACTTTAGAACCTGACTCTGGAACATTATATTTTATACTTAATGGTCCGGGAATGGTTAATGTTAGGTTCTTAAAAGCTGGTTTTGTTGGTGATAAAACTTTGGGTTGGATGTTATATTTAAAGAGAGCATAATATGGCTTGTGGAACCAAGAAAAAGAAAAAAGGAAAATAAATGGGAATCACAGTAGGAAATATAGAATATCCTCTTGATCCTTTTATTAGCGTTATTCGTGAAGTTGCCGATCCTTCTTTACAAATCCTTGGTAATTTAATATATGCTGGAATTAGGGCGGATTGCAATACAGCATATCAACAAATTATTCCAGATGGATATATTGTTTCACAATTTATTCCCACAAATCCAGAACCATATTTATCACTTCAGGAATATTTACAATTTCCATTTCTTGCCATATGGCGCGAATCATATGTAATAAATAAGAGAACATTATCTCAGAAGCAGAGAACAAGTATTTGGAAAATTCAATATTGTTTGGGAGAATGTTCACTTACCAGAGAAATAAATCTTATTGGATTATTGAACGCTGTTTCTGGTTCTATTGAAAGTATTATTGATAATGGATGTTCTCACTCAGCATATAATGATGGATATTCAAATTTAAATAGTCTTGGATTTACATCAATAAACATATTAAAATCTCAAATAGGTGTATGGTCATTATCATTAGATGATGTATCAGCAATTAGATATCCTGTTTTAACATTAGATTTAGAAACTACAGAGGCAATTGGGTTTAAGTTAGATGATACAACATCTGCTAATTTAGAAACTATTTCAATGAAGATAACAGATGTTGATGGATACGAAATTTTAGAAACTTTGGATACTGGATTATATGATGGCATATAATGAAGCAGAAATTAAAGAATTACATGATAAAATAGTTTCTGATATTAACAATGCCAGCAAAGAAGTTTTAATAGATTTTGGAAATAAAGCAAAAGAAAATATAGCTAATACTAAGGAATTTGGCGGAACAAAATTAAGAAAAACAGCAAAAACAAAACTAAATGATGAGACTGCTGATAAACAAAAAATGACAGTATCTATGACATCAAAAGTTGCTGTAATCATGGAAGAGGGTTCAAAACCTCATGATATTGTTCCAAAAAAAAAGAAATGGTTATATTTTGAGGGAAGCAATGGACCAGTATTTACCAAATTGGTAAAACATCCTGGAACACAAGCTACCAAGTTTTTTGAAAAAGCAAATACTGCTGCTGCTGAATCAGTAGGACCAGACTTGCAAGATAAAATATCAAAAATTCTTAAAGGATAAATTATGGCAATATTCGCTTCAAATGATCTTGTTCCTGCTACTCGCGTCAGAATTAATTTTGGCACCGGTCCATCCACTGTAGGGGCTGGCGCACGCAGGATGTTAATTGTTGGTCCTAAACTATCAACAGGAACTGCAACTGTAAATACACTTTATCGCATCAACTCCGAAGCCGAAGCTGAGACATATACAGGTTCTGGGTCTCCTGTGCATCAAGCTGTAAGAGGAGCATTAACTGCCTGGAAGAAAGTTCCCCTTTATATTCTCCCAGTAGCGGAAACCTCCGGCGGAGCACAAACTCAGGCATCTGCAATCATACGTCTTACCGGGACCGCCACAAAGGCTGGTCGAGTTGATGTTACTCTCGCAAATACCCAATTTAGCGTAGGTTTTGCTTCTGGTGATGGTTATGCGGCTATTGCAACTAATGTTGCCGAATCAATTTCTGCAATAACTTATGCTCCCGCAACTGGAACTGCTGTTACCTCAGATGTTACGGTTACCGCCAAACTGAATGGTATTTCTCAGAATGATAATATTCGTTTAAGAGTCTCAGTAACTCCAGGTTGTGGAATCACCGCAATCGTAGTTGATTCTGATGAAACTCTACAAGACGGCACAGATGGTTCTACCACAGAATTAGCAAATATTACAACTGCTCTTGCAACAGTTTCTGACGAACGTTTTTATTACATGGTTTCAACAAATGCTGCCGCTGCAACAGTTATGAAAACTCATATTGAGACAAAATCTGAACCAGATCCTGGTTTGCGCAGTGTTGGATTTATTGGATATGTTGATGATGATCCTGCTGCTGCAAACGTAGCTGCTCTTGCATTAAATTACGAGAGAATGAATATTGTTGCGCAACCATCAAGTGAAGTTACCAAAGAATGGTTAGTAGGTCATTGGGCAGGAATTAGAGCAAAACGAGAACTTGAGAATCGTAGATATAATTTTGCAAACTATGCTCAAGCAGATTGGACCGTTCCGCGCGTGTATGCATCGGATGATATTCTTACTACATCTGAATTATCAACTGGTGTTTCTAGCGGTGTAACTCTTATCCAATCAAGTGAATATGGTTCATACGTTGTTCGTTCGGTTACGACAGCTTCCAAAAATAGCACTGGAACAATTGATGATTTCCGCAAACTTGATACACACATTGTATCGGTTGCTGATGAGGTTGGAGATGTTATTTCTAATCGTCATGCAAATACATTCACAAACTTTGCTCTTAAAGCAGACCAATATCTGGATGACGCAGTAACGGTAAATCCGCTGCAAAGGGTGCCAGCAAGAACTTTGACACCAAGTCGTTATACACAATGGTTAATTACTGAATTAAGTTCATTTAATGCTGCTGGTCAGTTGGATAAATTCACCGATACAGTAGATTCAATTAGTTCTTCAATCGATTCTAGTGTTTCAAGCCGATTAAATGTAGAGTTTGATCTATATGTAATCCCACTTCTAATGCAGACTGGATTAACAATTAATGAAGCGTCTTCGGGCTAATAACAAGGATAAATTATGGCTTTACAATCATATGCTGAAATAAAACTATACGTAGACGGCTCGGAGCAGTTAGAAGCAACGAACGTTTCCGTTGAGGTAAATCCTCAACGAAATCCAGTAGATACACTTGGTAAGGGTCGTGCTGGATACACAGAAGGAGCGAGAATTATCACGGTAACTGGGAATGCTGCTGTGCCTGCTGCTGGTCTCGAATTTAACTGGTTTGAGGCTGCAATTAAGGGAACGGTTCATTCAATTCAGGTTCCAGTTGGTAATAAAGTTCTCAAATTCAAAGGTGTTTTTCAAACTGCATCAGCAAGTCAATCAGTAAATGCTGCAACTGAATCAAGTTTTACTGTTGAGGGACCGGCAGACGACGACACAGTAGCTTAACTTAATTATACAATTTATATAGCTTAATAGCGGCAACCGTTTGGTTGTTTTTATCGAAGCCCCGGATATCGGATTTAAAACTCCTTATTTCGGGGCTTTGCCCTTTTCTGGGCATATTTATATATCTGTATAATAGGAGAATTCATGAGTTTATTAGACCATTTAGCAAAAATTGAAAAACAAGAAATCAAGAAAGAACAGAAGACATTAGCAGATATAAATGTGCCAAAAGATGCATTTGACCGAGTTGCCGCAATTCATCCATTTGATATTATGCAGTTTGAATGGAGACAGGGAGAATATGTAGATATTAGAGTTGAGCCTCTGTCTTACCAGGATCATCAGAATATTAGGATCCAAGCAAGGGCAAACACAATTAAAGCAGGAATTGAAGAATCAAGTTCGCTTTGGGATGACGAATATCAACAAGAGTTGAGTATTTTAATTTTGTGGAAGGCATTAAAACATCCTACAAATAAAATTAATGATGAAAAATATGAACCAGCATTTTCTACTCCAGAGCATATTAAGAAATTAACACCTGTTCAGATTGAGAAATTATTAAGAGTATATGAGGTAGTAAGACAGAAATATGATATTTCAAATGAAGTAGTAATGATAAAGAAAAACATGGATGCATGGATTTCTGCAATTGCTACAGCGGCTGAAGAGGATAGTAAGAAAGCATTAAGTTTTTTATCTTTCTCGGATCACGTAGAACTCAATATAATCTTATGTCAGGTGATCCATTATATGATTCTGCAATCCCAGTCGAAGCAATCTGTAATTGGTTCAAAATCGGACCAGAAGACATCAGTTGGCGTCAAATCTTCTTTGTTAAAGGAGCAGAAGAATTTAACAGAAGAATTCAAAGAACAGGCAAGGCTTGAGGCTTTAAATACAATTGAGAAAACTTTAACCTAAATATAAGTCCCCTGCCTTTAGGCGGGGGATAAATACTTCTTCTAAATTTTTACTTAATTAAGTAATCCTTCGTTATATATCATTAATATGCTTACTTTCCAATTTAAACTATTCCCTAATTCTTCCCAACATGAACTCTTATGGTCTCATGCTAATAAACTTAATTGGTTATATAACTATTTCCTTAACCAACGTATAGAAAATTTTAAAAATAATATCAAAATCTCTAAATCCGATCAACAAAAAGAACTCGTATCCCTTAAAGAAACCAATCCTATCCTAAATAATATCCATTCCCAAGTTATTCAACAAGTTCCTCTAAGATTAGATCGATCTTATAAAAATTTCTTCAGAAGAATTAAATCTAAATCTACTCCAGGTTTTCCTAAATTTAGATCTTGTAGAAATTTTTTCGGCATATGTTATCCTCAATCAGGTTTTAAAATTCAAAATAATATATTTTCTACTAAAGTTTATGGAAATATTAAATTTGCTAAACATAGAGATATTAAAGGTAATATTAAACAAATCTATATCTCAAATAAAAATAATAAGTTTTTCTTGAATATTATTACTGATGCCACTAAATCTAATTCTGGAATTGGTGAAATAGGTATTGATGTAGGTGTTAAATTTCTATTAACAACAAATAAAGGAGAAAAAGTTAAAAACAGAACAGATGCTAAATATTATGATAAACAAATAGCATTTGTTCAAACTAAATTAACAAATCTGACAAAAGGATCAAGAAGATATAAATTCCTGAGAAAGATTATTCAAAGATTGTATGATGCTAAAGTTAGAAAAATAAATGACTATCAGCATAAAATCTCTTATAGATTTGGTTCAACATATGATACAATATATGCAGAAGATCTTTCAATTAAAACAATGTCAGAAGGAAGATATACGAATCTAAACAGAAGTATAAGAAATACTAAATTAGCTCAATTTATACATTTTCTATCATATAAAACGAATAGATTAATATTGGTAAATCCTAAAAATACATCTAAAACATGTAATAAATGTGGGAAGATACATAATATAGATTTATCAATTAGAAATATTGAATGTGAATGTGGAAATAAATATGATAGAGATGAGAATGCGGCTAAGAACGTTTATTGCCTGGGACAGGCTATTTTGGGACATCCAGAATATATTGGATCGATGACGATCCAGGAAGCCATTACCTTTAGGTAAAGGCAGTTCACTTATCATCGTCTTGTAATTAATCCTATAGAGCCGCCCATTTCCATTTCCTGCTGTTTCCGCAATCTTTCCATTCTTTGAATTTGCAAAGCTTGAGGTTCTCCAGGAACAGACATATCATAATCTCCACCTTGTGAATAATCACCTTGAGATTCACGATATTCTCTCATTTGCTCTCTGGTAATTGGACCAGACCCCTCCATTGCTGCCAAAGCCGCCGCTTTGGTTGCTGGGTCTAAATCATAATCCTCTTGCTGCTGTTGTTGAGGATAATACCCTTGCGGAGGATAATAGCCCTGAGGAGGCGGATAATAGCCCTGTTGTGGAGGATATCCCGGATAACCTTGCTGTGGTGGATATCCTGGCGGCATCATTCCTTGTTGTTGCAAGACAGCCATTTGTTGAGCTAATATTGGATTAATCGGCATCTGCTGCGGAATCATATTTCCATAATCTGCCCCAGCTTCTCCATTCTGAATTTGCTGAGCAATCATATTATACTGATCTTTAGTCTTAGGCTTAACTCCAGCATTCTTATAAAACTGTTGCACTTTATTCGGAGCAATTAAAGGCTGTTCCCGTAATTGATCCTCTTTCCCCATTAATGCTGGATTTCTCTGTTGTGGAACAAATCCTCCATATCCTTGCTGCCTTTGCTGGAAAAATTGCACCGGTTCCCCAGAACCTATTTTTCTCATTTCATAATTAGATAATAACCAACCAGCTAACCCATCAGGATCATTAGGCATTTTCTCCAATGCTTCTTTAATCTCGTCCAATAATTCGATGGCTGGGTCAGACATAATTGGACCTGAACAAGAAGGGCATAAATTTGATTGAATGGCGCCACGAAAAGTAGGAGGAACATCAACACCACAAGACATACATTTCATAATTTTACCTCACCTAAATTCAATATTATTCTCATCATCTTCTTCATCCAAATCAGCATGACCACTTAAAATTAAATCTTCCTCCAACTCATCCAAAAGAATTGTTGTTTCTGATTCTTCTGTATTTTTTATTTTCTTTGCCCTTGGCATTTGAACCTTTTTTGATTCCAAATCCACAGGTAATTGTGGTGGAGGTGAAAATTTTGCCAAATCCTCAAATATAATTGACAACTCACCATTATACCAATTTAGGTTCCCATTAATATATAACCCAACCCCAGGACCAAATTTAAACTTATTATTCGATAATTCTAAACACCTGTTTTGTAATTTAACCCAGCCATCAGGAAAACAAGTCATGGTAATTCTATTTCCACCCGGATCCTCTAATTGAACCTTTGCCATAACTTCACCACGCATCTTCGAATCCTCTTTTTTAATTTTGAATTCAAAAACGTTTTTAACCTCACCTTGCAATAAAGTCATACGTTTCGTATACTTACGTAATTCTGCTTCGGTTAAATCAGTTATTGGAGCAGGATGAAGTTTATGTAAATGACAAAAAGCGGGAGCGCCATGGGTAAAAAACCCATTATACTCATCAACTTTATTACCACTTAAACTTTCTCCAATATATTCTCTTTCTAATGCACATTTTTCCGATATACTCCAATCTCCCACATCCGGCCAAGGATATCCAAATGCAACTCCAGAATTCTTTTTTCTTTTTAAATGCTCAGCTAATTTCTTTTTATAATCCGCAGCATATAAATACATTAATTTTCGAGACATACCAAAAGAATCCAGACAACCGGAAGCGGCCAAAGACTGAATAGATCTGGAATTAACTTTGCTTCCATCAACTTTGGTTAAGAAATCCTCAAAATTTAAGAATGGACGTTTAGCAATAATTTCAGGAATAGCATTTTTACCAATACTTTTAAGAGCATCGAAACCAGTTAAGATAGTATGATCGTCTAAAATAGTATAAGTGGTGTCAGATTTGTTAATGTCTGGAGGGATAATTTTTACTTTAAACTTGCGGATTTCTTCTTTTATTTTCGCTATATTATCTTTAGATTTAGGGGCGTTAGATTTAATTTCTTGACATAAGTTAATTACTAAAAACTCTAAAGGATAATGTGCTTTAAGCCAAGCTGTTTCAAAAGAAGTTAAAGAATATTCAACAGCATGTGCCTTACAGAAAGAATATTTTGAAAATGGTTCTATTATTTTTATCCATATTTCTTCTGCTTTTTCAAGAGAAATATTACTTACTTTAACAGCATCTATTAAAAACTTTTCTTTTGCCTCTTTTTCTTTTTGAGGATATTTCCCTTTTGATTTAGTTATTTTGCGCATCACATCACTATCAGTAAGTGTCCATGCGCAAAGATCTGCACAAAGAATCAATAATGATTCATCATATAATGCAAATCCAAGAGTATTTTTAAAAGCTCGTTCTAATTTTGAATGCAATAATTGTATTTCTTTTTCACCATTTTTTGTTTTAAAAAAATCATTTCGAATTTCTTGAGCCGCTGGACGAGCTAAAGTTGTAATAATTGCCAAATCTTCAATATTCGAAGGAACATATTTTTTGCATAAATCAATAGTTCCACCACTAGTTCCAAATTGAAATACCCCAAGAGTATCTCCTCTTGATATTAAATCATAAGCCTCCTTATCATATGAATGATAATCAAATAATTTTAATTCTTTTCCATTTTTTTTGATTAATTTTTTTGTATCATTTATGGTGTCAAGAGTAGATAATCCAAGAATATCAAGTTTTACAAGAAATTTTTCTACTGTTTCTTTTGTATTTTCGCAACAAATGTTATAATCTTTATCCCTTCTTAATGGAACCAGACCACGTAATGATCGTTTATTTATTATAATACCAGCAGCATGAGTAGAAATTGCCACTATTTGACCACCAATATCTTTTGCAAACTCTTTTAATTCAGTATATCCACCACCATTTTCAACCACTGGCTTTGAATATTCATTAAACAATGGAGCCTTCTTAAATGCATCATCGATTTTATGAATATCTGGAGGAATAGCATCAGCAATAGCCATTCCAATTTTAACAGCGGTTTTTCTATCTCCACCATAAACAAATGCTCTTGCAATCGCTTTTGCATAAACCTTTGGCGTAAGTGTATTGGTATTGCTAATTGCTGCAACATTATCTTGACCATATTTTTTAACAATATATTCAATAACTTTTGGTCTAAACTCTGTAGATATATCATTATCTATATCAGCATATTCTTTTCTAAGTTTAGAAAAGAATCGCTCCATAACTAAACCATACTTCAATGGATCTGTTTGATGAATTTTTAAAAAATAAGCAACTAAACACCCCCCAGCGCCACCTCTTCCAGGACCAATTGGAATGTTATTTTTTCTACACATATCTAAAATATCATAAACCAAAAGCATATAACTTGCCATACCACAATAATACAACACATCAAGTTCTTCCTCTAACCTGTCTCTATACTCCTGTTTTCCAGGAAACATTTTCTCAATTGCTAATTCACATTTATATCTTAAATACTGTTTATCTTCTTCTAAATCTTTATATTGCTGATTTTCTTTCAACCACTCCCTAAATTCCTCATAATCCTCTTGATCCTTCACTGGAAACTCAGGCAACTCTTTTCCAGATGGATTAGAATATTTTGGATCAATCCATTCTGGCACCTCGCACTTATCTGCAAAATACTTTGTATTCTCTATGCAACTTTTCGCAAACCCAGGATCCTTCCTCCCAAATTGCCTATTAATCTTATTATAAACATCTTCTCCATTCTTTAAACAAAAATCATCCAATATTCCATTGGTTCCAGAATATCTAAGACGATTTCCTGAATCTACAGGGGAACCTGCCGCAATTGCCAACAATACATCATGTGCCTTAGCTTGCTCAGGTTTTAAATAATGCGAATCTGTCGTGGCAACACAACGAATATCTAACTCTTTAGCTAATTCCCATAACCGATCATTTGTGAATTGCTGATCTATCTCTCCAGAATAAGCATTATTAGTTCTTTTTAATGAATGTGCCTGTAGTTCAATTGCCAGATCATCACCAAAAATCTTCTTCAACCTGATGGCATTATTCTTTGCTTCATCAAATTTCTTCTGATTAATCAACTGTCCAAGAATACCATTAGCACAAGCTGTTAAACAAATTAATCCTTCAGCATATTTTTCCAATATCTTCCAATCAATTCTTGGAATAACCCGTTTAAATAAAATTACATTATTATCAAATCCCTCAGCTGAAGCTTCAAGAAGATGTCTATAACCAATTTCATTTTTAGATAAAAGAATAATATGACGCATTCTGGCTTCTCGGTCAGAAACATCATCCACAAAATAAAATTCGCAACCAGGAATAAACTTCACCCCAGTTGCCTTAGATTCTTTTAAAGAATCCCACATGGCAGCCAAAGTGCCATGATCTGATACGGCAATAGCTGTTTGACCTAATTCTTTTGCCATCTTAAATAAATCAGAAGGCTTGATAAGACTGTCTAATATTGAAAATGTCGTATGATTATGTAAACTTACATAATTCTTTAAAAAATCATTGTCTTCCATGATAGAAGAAGGTGTGGTAGATAAGGGACTCGAAACTTAGATGGGTCTTGGACTATTCTGCGGCTCATCTTCAATCTTCCTAAGGATGGCCTCGAAATCATTAATTAAATCATCACATTGACCATTACAACGCACATTAATATTACAAATTCCAAAAGTTGCCGTGCCAATAAAGCCACCCTTCTTGGCATAAAGAAGGCCAGCTTTTATATAATTATCAGGACATTGAAACCCAGCTTGTTGAAATAAAGGAATATGAAATGCTCTAACTGGGCGCTTCACAATCATAACAATGGACTTTCTTCCACAACAACCTTTTGTAATTCTTCTTTCTACCATAACAAAATACCAATTAATGCTTTTCCCAATTATCTAAAACCAATTTCCACTTTGTCAAATCTTCCAGAACTATCTTTTTAAGATCTTCTTTAACAGAAACGTCTTTTCCAAAGATATAATAAACATCTTCTAATTGCTGAATTTTAGATTTAACTTCGTTTAAAGTATGGACTCCATCAATAACTGGATTTGTGGCCGAAGGCCGGAACTCTCCAGAAGAAAGCCCCGGCCCACCATATTTAGTTGCCATCAGATTGATCTCTTTAAATAAACACAATATGCAGCTTTGGCAGAATTAACCTTAATTCCATCTCTATATACAGCAGCAGCCTCTTGATAAACACTCTTCTTTTCCTCAAGATCAGTATCTGCTTCCATATCTTTCTGGAAATCTGCTAAATTCTCATTAAACTGAACAATCATCTTATCCAATTCTTCTTTGGTAGATTGTTGTGCTTTATCAAGAAAATCATCTCCATTTCCAGATCCATCATCTGCAAAACAAAGCTTCTCTAATACTGAACGAATTTTCTTCGGAACATTCTCTAATCGCGCATCTTTATTCTTTTTTGCCATTTTAATTTTCCTTAATTATTCTACAACCTTTGAATTATCGACCAACCATTGACAAGTATGATCGTTCTTTGCTTTTGCAACTAATCCCTGAAGCTGTCCATTTTGCGCAGCTCCCTGAAGCCATTGATCAATATTGCGAATTCCTCTTTGAGCCGCCATTTGTTTAATCATTCCAAGACACTCAAGCTCATTTAAAACAGTATCCGGCTCAGCTTTATTGATAGAATCAAGAATCAATGTAAATTTTACATTATCTTTGCCTCTATTTAAATAAGTTGTCTTAACCTCCTCGGCAACTGATTCCCATGTTTTAAATCCCTCTTGCATGGCAAGATGCTGTGCCTCCATCAATACCAGCCATGGTGGAGCCTCAAAATCATGTCCAGCTACCAAACGAGCCTTAATCTGTTCCGCCACTAAAGCATCTCTATTCGCCTTCCATTGGCTCTCCCCAATGGACTTAACTGTGCTCTCTAATGCAGCTACATCTTGTGTTCCACATTTCTTAGCTAATTCATCATCTACAGGTGCCGGAGTTTGCTTCATCCCCATATGGAAATTAACCTTACAATGCGTCTTCTTTCCATTCAGATCAATATCAAACTCCCGCTCATCCCCAGGAGACATTCCAAATAAATTCTCATCAAAATCAGATGAAACCGCTTTAGACCCAACTATATAAATTTGCCCATCATTCACACTTTCACCCACAGTGTAATCCAATGTAATTTTATCTCCCACCTGAATAAATTCACCATCTTCATAAGGGCGAACATCAGAATATTGTTCTCGAATCTTCTGAAGAAGCAATTCTGCCATTTGTTCAGCTGAAGTCTCCATATGAGGAAAAGGAATCTCAAAATCCTTATATTGTTTTAATTCAAAATCAGGCTTCTTCAAATAAAGCATTTTACAGGAAAAATCATTTCCATTAAGAGAAGATTTCTCAATTTGAGGCTGAGCAATATTAACCATTTTAGTTTCATAAAGAACATCATTATGGGCGTGGTTAAGCATTTCTCTTTCGACCCATTGATGAATACGATCTCGATATTTAGTTTTAATTGCTTGATCTGTTGCTTTTCCTGGACGGAAACCTGGCACAGGCAATGTTCTTAATTCATTTATTGCTTCTTTATTTTTTTCTGAAACAACTTTTGAATCTGCTTTATAATTAACTCTAATTTTACAATATTCAATTTCTTCTGTAGATATTTGTAGTTCTGACATTTTTACTTACCAATCCGTTGCACCAAATGTTATTTTACCTTCTTTACGATTTTTTCTTTCTTCAGCAGCTTTGACCCATTTTGTTCCATCTTTACAAGATTCTAAATAATCACAATATTTACATAATGGACCAGTATCAGGACGATATAATTTTTCATTATTTATATCCGCTGCATAGTCTCGGAAGTCTTGTTCTATTGACATAACCTGTTCTCGACTAAACTCAAACTTAATTTCTTCAAATCCCAGCTTTAACATAATATAAGAACATCTCACATGTTCTAATTTAGGATTTTCCAAACACATCACATAAGCATAAGTTTTCAACTGTAGCGAATCCTTCTTAAGCCAATCACCTGTCTTGCTTGTTTTGTAATCTACTACATGTATTATATCATCTTCATCTTGCTTTACTAAATCAATAAATCCATTTAAAGAAATATTATTTCCAATATCTATTGTAAAATCTTTTTCAGCTGCAATTGGTTGAAAATTCCAACCTTGCCTCTTTTGTAGGAATACTGTTAATATATCAAAACACTCTTTCTTTTGCTCAGGAGTTATTTGAGGGAAACTTTTTAAAGCTTCTGAAAAACATTTCTTCATCAAGATATGACTTTTTTCATTACTTTGAGAAATAATAGCTTTCTCATATCTTTCTAATGTCTCATGTAAAAAACTTCCAAAAACTTGAAAATCCCATTCTTTCTTTGGTAGTTTCTGAATATAGTTAAAATAATATTTAGCTTTACATTGTTTAAATGTTTTAGCTTTACTTACGGATAAATGAAAATAATCATGTGGAATGACTTTTAAAAATTTGCCTTGAATCATCTAATAGATCTTTTGAAAGGAATCCAGCGAAATACTTTATTTCCATCACGGTTAGAAACTAAATTACTGCTGGCGGTATTACTGGTTAATGAAGCTGCTACCACAGGCTCTATCGACATAATCCATCGATTTGTTTCAGAATCTCTGTAGTAAAAAGTATAAGTATTATCTTTAGCATTATACTGAGGTCTTAAAAATGATCCTGTAGCTGCATTTCCTTCAAAAGCAGTTGTGTTATACATTATTCCATTTCGAATCCGTTCCTGATCTCCAAGATTAAAAAATTGTCTATTTATCATTGGTGGGTTTTCAGATTCTTCCCTACCATCCTGAATAATAACTAAAGCTCTTGGATCAAACAAAGAACTATTTGCATTAGACATTATTGGAATAGGGGCAGGTTGTTGAATAACAATATTTGCTGGTAAATTTCCAATTCCCCTACCAGTCTCTCCCTTAGAATTTGTAGTAGAATACTTAATCTCATAATTAGTTCTATGATATGATTCTAATGGTTCTACCGCAACTGTTCCTGTAGCTGTTCCATCATATCCATCAGCAATTCCTGCCACCCATTCTTTTTCAACAATTACTCCTCCAGTGTTCCCATAAGATACACCAGTAGATACTGTCTCCTGCCCAAATGATCGATTGTTGTTATATTCCGAATATGCATTTATTCCAACTACAGTGGAATGGGCTTGTCTTAAACCAATTTGATTGGTGGCATAAGTATAGGCAATTATTGGCCCTATATCAATTCCATCAGTAGCGAATAATTTTAAATTAACTGTATTTTGATCTGTTGGAAGATAAATAGCGTCAACTGCCACATCAGAATCAATTGTTGGATCCGTATCATCTGTTGTATAAAAAACAGTAGCAGGAATATTGGTAGAAATAACAACAGTCCTTGGAATGCCTGAAACAATCTGAATCGGGCTTTCTGTAATTGTAATAAGAACTACTGCCATTAGCCCACCATATGTAGAAATTTATTATTTGTTTTTCTATCTATTGTTTTTATTATACGTCTATGAACTGTATGAGCCGCTCTTCGAAATACTTTTCCCAATTCAAAATAGGAATCATCCCCAGAAGTTCTAAATAAAGCAAAAAAGGAATTAGAAACCAAAAGCATATCCAAATCTGGGTCTGCTCCTGGAGTAATTCCTTTTATAATTGAACTGCTTAATAATTGAGAATAAACACCATCACTTCCCTTTGCTTTAAGAAGTTTTGTATAATAATTTATGGTGTTATTTTTTAGTTTCATTCTATAAGGATGCTATATTATTCCCAATGTTTTAGCTATATTAAGCTTTAAATCTTCCAAAGTTCCATCATTTTCTACCACATAATCCCATGGAGCATCAGAATCCCCTACCTGATATTTATTCAAATCCTTTTCGCTCTCATGTTGCAAATTAGGACCATCAGGCAAATGATCTATTCTTCTAATAATGAGAACAATTTTTCCACCATTTTGTTTAACAGCTAAACACTCATTAGAAAATCTACAATCACTTATTATAACATTTTTAGTTCTATATTCCTCTGAAATAAATATTGCATCAGTTAACCCTTGAACCTGATTATATTTTGGATATGCTTTTTCAAAATATTGATCTTCTGTTATTTCTTCCTGTAATGTTGTATTAAACCAAATACGTTTTCTTGGCCGGTCAATGCCATTAATAAGCTGTTTTGCAATGTTCATGGTATAACTTGCCCAAACATCTTTATAACAATTCCTGCCCCATGTAGAAGCTATTTGTTGAAGAGCATAACGAGGAGTTAAATAACACTGAGAAGATTCATCATTTGACCCACAACATTCACAATTACCATCCACAAATGGTGCATGAACCTCTCTTGGCAATCTTATATCTGGTTTGTTTCTTTCTTCTGATGGACCCCAAAGTTGATCAACAGAGAATCCATAAATTTTTGCACAAAACCGTTTGCATTCATCGGCCATTGCAATTTTAACAAAACCATGTTCAACCAGAACATCTGTTGCTTTATCTTTTCCCGTTCCCATTGAACACATATTTCCATAAGGATCAACTGAACGGCCTATTATCCCAACAATCATATCCAGTTCTCCGGAATTCTATCTGAATTATACCATCTTACAGGTTTGCCTGTTTTTACAGCATATTTAACCTGTTCTTTAGCACTATCTCCATAAGCTTCTTCTCTAAGATTGGCCACTAATAATTCACCAGCTAAATCTATCTTTTTAAAAAACAAATCTTTTACTTTATCATCATAATCTTCAAAATTATATATACAAATATTTCCTTTATCTTCTTCTTGAAAACCAACAAAAGTTAAATCTTCCATATAAACGTTTCCACAAACGCAAATTATTTTTGGCAAATCTTTAATCATATCTCAATTACCTTCCCAACGGCTCCATCTCGATCTTTCTCAACCAAAATAGCATGATTAAACTTATCCTTTAACCTATTATCATGTGTTATAACAAGAATTTTAAATTTCTTTTGATATTTCTTCACAATATCCACAAATGCATCTTTCCCCTCCTCATCCAAAGGCTGATCTATCTCATCAAAGAAAAGAACCTTCAAATCAGCAGAAAGACGCTTTTGTAATACAAGAGATAATCCTAACCTCAAGGCAAATGAAACATATGCTTTCTGCCCTCCAGAAAGCTCATTATACTCTAACTCTACCCCATTATCACTATAAACAATATCTAAAGTATCCTTCTCGTCTTTTTCAATAATAAATCTAAGAGAAAGCTCCGGACGAATATCTTGAAGAACCTTATTGGCCTCAATTTGTAAATCATCAAGAATCGTATGAATTATTAAAGAAGGTATCCCATTATTACCAAACGCTTTTACAACTCTTCCCCAAAGCTTTACCTTATTCTCTAATCCACTTAATTCAGAACTTAACGATTCTAATTGCTTAGAATCATCTTCTCTTTTTCTTTTTCTCTCATCTAAAATACCAAGCTGAGTCGAACTTGCTGATAATGACAACACTAATTTATTATCATTATCCTCACCTATTTCAATTTGTCTACGCAAATCTACAATTTGCTCATTTATTTCAGCAAAATTAAACTTTTCTGCCTTCTTAGTTAATTCTTTACTTGAATTCTCTAAATCAGCAAGATGATTCATTTCCTCTTGCGCCGTTTCTAATAACTTATTTGCATTATTTTCAACAATTGAAACATTATTTCTATTAGATTTTATCTTTTCTTCAATATTTGAAATAGATAATTCGACTTTTTGAACCTGATGTTTGTGTTCAAGTATACTATTTCTTTCTGTATTTAAATCTGTTCTCTTTTTATTCAGAGCAATTAACTTCTTTTTACCATCTGTAAGAGATTCTTTAGCCTTTTCTGCCTTGTTTTTATTCTCTTTAGAGACTTTATCTCTATATTCATCAGTTAACTCATTAAAACAAACTTCACATTCTGACCCCGGCGGTAATTCTTTACTCCATTTATCATAATCTACCTGAACTTTTGCTACATGTAAATTACCCTTCTTAATCTTTTCATCAATTTCTCCGATGTCCTTTATAACTTCTTTATCATTTCTTACTTCACTATTTAATATAGTAGTTTGATTTGTTTTTTCTTTTTCCAATAAAGTTTTTAATTGTTCATATTGAGTATTATATGAATTAATTTCTGTTTTATATTGCAAAGCCTGTTGTTTTAATTTTAAAATATTATTTTCATGCTTTTTCTTTTTATTATTTATTTCAATAATCTTTTCTGTTATTTTTGCATCATCTGATGATAATAATTTTTCCAAATCAGAATATTTTATTCTATTATCAGAAATTATTT